ATTAAGAAAGTTAAATCTAAGTACTATTTAACAAGTACTGGTAAATGGTTTAATAATTCTGGTCTTAGAATTGACGAGCCGGCGGGTCTTGATGTGAAGGCTGAGCGTAGCAAATTTGACAGCGAGCTTAAACAAGCTGACATAGATGCTAAATTTAATAAACTAAAACAAACAATAAGAGGTAACTAATATGTATATAGACGAGTATAATATAACTGTAATTGGTTCTAAGTATAACAGAGACAAAGACAAACATGAAAAAAATGTTGAGAAAGTAAAAATGCACAGCGTTGATGGTATTCAACTAAGAGAATTTGCAAATTTACTTAGAGATGTTAACGAAACACATGGTTGTTCTGACATTGTAATAAATGTTGAATTAAAACAACATCAATACGACTAGTAACACTGATGAGCTCTTACTGAGCGAAACTAGAGCCGGTATATCCGGCTTTAGTCTGTTACAATCAACTATAACCAAAGGATAATTATGATTGAACTATTTATGGAGTTACCATTACAAGGACAAGTAATAATACTGGGCGGCGTTGTTTGCGGTCTTATTTTTACTTTAAAAGAAAACAATACACACAATAAAAATGCTGATACTATTAATCCATTTGAATTGTCAACTAGATTAACAGGTAAACAAATCAAACAAATACAAGAGGCTAATAAAAATGACAGACAAAGAACAAATACAACATCTAATAGATAAAAATAATAAGTTAGAAGCTGAGTTAATTGCGCTTAAAAATAAGTCTAAAGGATGGCTTGAGGATTTACAAAATACTAAAGTAATTTTAATGGCTAGGAATGTTGATTTAAAAACACGTAAAGAAGTGCATGTTAACTGGGAGCTTAAAAAGAAAATCATATTGTTTTTACAGCGTACACAATCTTTAGAAGCTTATGATGCTCTTACACCAAACCAAATAGCAATGAAAGCGGCTACGTTTATTGAGAAAATACTAGGTTCAAAAAACCCGCCTTTATTAGCTATTACTAATGAGCTACAAATGACTACTAGGGAGCCTGACTAAGGTTCCCATAGTAGATATTACAAAACATAACCCACTAATAATTGAAGGAGTTAGTTATATGGCTAGACTGATTGAGAGTATGCCTACTTATAAAGATGAAGTAGCGCATGAAAAAGAGATGAGAGAATTAGGTTCAAATAGAACCAATAAGCGTTTACAATCTCATATAGAACGAGAAGAAGAAAGTGTTACCAGTTACGGGAAAGTAATGGTAGCAAACACTATAAGACCCTTAGCAAAAGCTATTGCTGAATGGACACAAGAACAATCTAAAAAAACAATAGGTAAACCATCTATTGCCTTCCTAAAAATGTGTGAAGTAGAACCTGAGATACTGGCTTTAATTACAGGCAAACACATAATCAATACAATTACACAGTATAAACCTTTAACGGCTACATGTATATCACTAGGCGGTAAAGTTGAGACTGAGATTAGTCTTAAAAACTTCAAACATTTAAACCCTGATTTATACCAAACAGTAAAACAGGATTTAGATAAAAGAAGTTTTAATTACACTTACAAAAGAAGAAAATTAAGAGAAAGCGCTAAGCGTGATGAAGTAATGAAATGGGAAGAATGGACAACACCTGTTAAATTACACGTGGGACTACGATTAGTTGAGCTTATGATTTATTCTACAGGCTTAATTGAAATAGGTACTGAAACTGTAAAACATAAAAAAGCTAAAATCATAAAACAAACTGATACTACTAGAGAATGGATTAAAAATAGAAATGGTTTTAATGAGTTACTTAATCCAGAATACTTACCTACAGTTATGCCGCCTAAGTTATGGAGTACAGTTGTAGGTGGTGGCTATTGGACTAAAGAGTTACCAGAGCTTGACCTTGTTAAACAAAAAAACAAGAAATACAAAAAAGAGTTAGAAAACTTTGACATGCCTGAAGTCTATAATGCTGTAAATACTATGCAGGCTACGCCATTTAAAATTAATAAATTTATATTGGCTGTAATGCAGGAAGCATGGGATAAAGGATTAGCTGTTGGTGGTATGCCGCCTAATACTAATTATGATATTCCAAACAAACCGCATGACATTGAAACTAATGTTGAAAGTAGAAGAGACTGGAAGAAAAAAGCTGTAATAGCACATACTGAAAATGCTAGAATGTTTTCTAAAAGATTATTGTATGCTAAAATTATACACCTTGCACAAAAGTTTAAAGATTATGCAACGTTGTATTTTCCATTGCAATTAGATTTTAGAGGCAGAGCTTATTGTGTGCCGGCGTTTTTAAACTATCAGTCTATTGGTGGGGCAAAAGCTTTATTAAATTTTGCTCAAGGTAAACCAATCACAAAAGAAAACAAAGGTGATTACTGGTTGGCTATACATGGTGCTAATCAATATGGTGAAGATAAAATATCTTTTAGTGACCGTGTTAAATGGACTGAAGCTAACACAGATTGGATTATAGAATGTGCTACTGACCCAATGTCAAATAGAAAATGGGAAGATGCATCTAATCCATTTCAATTTTTGTCTTTTTGTGATGAATGGAAAAGATTTAAAGAACAAGGTTATGGATTTGTCTCTCATATACCTGTAAATGTTGATGGCTCATGTAATGGACTTCAAATTTATTCTTTAATGTTAAGAGACAGTAAAGCAGGTAAGTTAGTTAATTTAACACCTACTGATAAACCACAAGACATTTATCAATTAGTTGCTGATGCAGTTACTGAGCAATTAAAAGAGCATGCAAAAGAAAATAAACCGTATGCTCAGTTGTGGTTAGATTATGGAGTTAAACGTTCAACTACTAAAAGAAGTATTATGACTATTTGTTATGGTTCAACTAGATATTCATGTACAGACTTTGTAATTGAAGACTTAACTAAACGTAAAGACAAAGGTGAAAACCATCCATTTCAAGATGAGATATTCAAACCGGCTAGTTATCTAGCGTCTGTTATATGGGACAGTATTGGTGATAATTTGAAGTCTGCTAGAATTGGTATGGATTATTTACAAACCATTGCAAGGATAGTTGCTAAAGAACAACTTCCGGTGCACTGGGTAACACCTGTAAGCTTTCCTGTTTATCAATCATATCCTGAGATGAAGTCTAAAAGAGTTAAAGCTATGTTAATGGGTGAAGTTATTAAACCTAGAATTAACACTGAGACTGACTTAACGGATAAACTTAGAATGGGTAACGGTGTTGCACCTAATGTTGTCCACTCTATTGACAGTGCCGCTATGATGAAAACTGTAAACGTTGCATATAAAAATGGTGTTACAAATTTTTGTAACGTGCATGATAGTTTTGGTACTACTGCCGGTGATGTTGAAACACTTAATAAATCTATTAGAGAAGCTTTTATTGAGATGTTTACTAATAATGATATTCTTGAAAATTTTAGGAATGACGTTCTTAGACAATTACCGCCAGAGTTACACCATAAATTACCTGAAGTACCCGCCAAAGGTGATTTAGATATACAACAACTGCGGGACAGTGAGTTCTTTTTTGCGTAATAGCATTAAAGTACCCATAGTAGAACGGAGAAACACACAAGTATGAAAAATAGTTATGTCAAAATAGTAAGTCCTGAAGGTATCAGTCAGTATGCATGGTTAACAAAACCAGACACAAAGTTTGATAAGGATGGACATTACAAAGTCAATCTTGTAGTTCCAACTGATAAGGCTCAGCCATTGATGAAACAAATTGATGATGAGATGAAGAAGAGCGTAGAGATTGCTAAAGAAAAAAACAAGGGTAAAGCTGTTAAACAAGCTAATACACCTTATGAAGAAGAGTTAGATAGTGAAGGTAAACCTACTGGAAATACTATCTTTAAGTTCAAAAGAAAAGCACAAATAATTTCTGCTGATGGAAAAGTAATTCCATTTAAAGTGGCATTGTTTGATAGCTCTGGCAAACCTTTAGTTGATGCTAACGTTTGGTCTGGTAGTGAGATGAAAGTTAGCGCTGAGTTAGTTCACTGGTTTACTGCAATGGCAGGCGCAGGCGTAAGTCTCAGATTAAGAGCAGTGCAAATAACTAAGTTAGTTGAAGGTGGTGCCGGCAATGCTGAAGGCTATGGCTTTGACAAAGTTGAAGGTGGCTATACAGCACCAGAAAGTGTAAACACAAATGTGGTACAAGAAGAAAGCGCAGAAGCTGACTTCTAAACAAGTTGGTTTACGATACGGTTTCAGGTCAGGTTTAGAGGAAGCAATTGCCTCTGAGCTTGATACTGGAAACGTACAATATAAGTTTGAAGAAACAAAACTAAACTATGTTAAACCACAAAAGGTGCACACATACACACCTGACTTTTATCTAGTTCAGTCTGACATTTATATTGAGACTAAAGGTTACTTTACTTCTCAAGACCGTCAGAAAATGCGTCTTATAAAAGAACAGCATCCTGAGCTAGATATTAGATTTATATTTTCTAATTCAAAAACAAGAATAAGTAAAAAATCAAAAACAACATATGGCATGTGGTGTGATAAATACGGTTTTAAGTATGCAGACAAACATGTCCCGAAAGAATGGTTATGAACAATTTAAGAAAAGAAA